TCTATTAAACAATTCTTCTCTGAGCAGGACAAACAGAAGCATATAGCAGGAAGTGCTATAGGGGTTAATGTGTTGTATCTCGCCGTCGCTTTGTTCGTAGGTCACGGTTGGCTTGCTGTAGTCAATGCCTTAGTTGCTATGCTAGTAGTCGCAATCGTCAAAGAATTTTTCGATGATAATACGATGCTTGAGCACCTCAGAGACATGCTGGCTAACAGTATCGGCATCTCTACTGTGTTTGTCTGGACGATTAAATTCTGATTAAAAAATAAAAATGAGGCACAACCCAGTGTGTGATATGGAAGAGTTGAAACAAATTATTCTCAAGTCAAATCGGGAATTCTCCCAAGAACTAGCGGAGACACGTCACGCGATTGTTAGCCATCGAGCTGAGACCAAGGAGTTACTGGACATCTGGAAAGCCTCCAAAGGCTTCATCTTAGTCTTGACCTGGTTGGGGCGTGTAGCTAAGTGGGCTGCAGGATTCGCCGCAGCCTGGTTAGCTTTGTGGGCAATCTTCTCAGGACATCTACCTAAATAAATCGGAGCACGGAAATGTTACGAAGCACCGTAGTAAGTTTGATTGCACAGCGGCTGGGGAACCGGACTGATCTTGACGCACAGATTATTTCGGAACTGCAGCTGACTCAGGATACCCTGGAGCGGGCGGATATGCTCCCGTTTTTTCTGCTGACGGAATTCGTAGCTACCGTTACCGTGGCGGCTGAGGAGAGGCTTAAGCTGCCTGATGATTTTCTCAAGGAGTATGAGGAGGGCGCGCTGTGGTATTACGATGCGACCTCAGCAAGTCAATGGGCACCGCTGAAACGCAGCTCAATGGAGCAACTGAAGGGAGCCTTTACCACTGAGGGGTATCCTCAATATTACGCTCTGGCAGGGAATTACTTCCGCCTTGCCCCAGTTCCAGATGAGGTCTACAGTGTCAAGATGCTGTACTATGCTCAGGACACTGTGCTCTCAACCGATGTCGAGAACCAGTGGTTGAAGTACTGCCCAGAGTGGATACTGTCTGAGACTGGCGCGCGAATGGCAGCATATATTCAGAATGATAAAATGGCGGCGACCTTCATGCAGAACGCTCAGATGGCGAAAGATAAATTCTGGCGCTATGATGAAGGCCGTAAACATTCCAATCAAGATTACCGGATGGAGTATAAGTAATGGGACTCGAAACTACAACGTATATTTCAGGATTGATTGCGACTAATCCAACTGGCAGCGATGCAAGGTCTACTAGCGACGATCATCTGAGATTGATTAAGGCGGCGTTACTGGCGACCTTCCCGAATATCACGGGGGAGATGACTGCGACGCATCTGGAGATGAACTACGCCGCAGGGGTAACGTCGGCAATCCAGACCCAGCTTGACGCGAAGGTTAATACTTCAGCGGCTCCGGTAGGCACCATCGTGGGGACAACGGATGCTCAAGCCCTCACGAATAAAGACATGTCCAGTGTGACTAATACTCTACGTGCTGCAAGTGAGACTGTTACCGGCGCGGTCGAGTTGGCTACTCAGGTTGAGGTTGACGCAGGAACTGATGCTACGCGGGTGGTTACTCCAGCGACGCTTGAGGCGCGACCTGTTAAGGCTGTGAATCTGCCTGCGCTGAGCTACACTCGGACGGAGAAACGTGATGCAGCCAAGGACTCAACCACCCGCATGACAGCTCCTACGGGGTATTTCTTCTGGGATTTGTCTTCTGTAACCGATGATAGCAGCGGACAAAATGCCGGGGCCTGGGTAGCTGCTATAGATTCCGCAGGTACATGGGTAGATGTTAACATTAATAATGCCGATGATTATCGTTATTTCGCCGTAGTCTGGGCTAAGTTCAGTTAATCCCATGCCTATAATCTCGATTGATAATGTAGGTAGCCAGGGTCTTATTGAAGATTCTGTCTCACGGGAGCTTCCACCTGAGGCTTGGTCGGAAGTATTAAACGCGCGCTTTAAGTCTGACATCGTGGAGAAGTCCCACACAGAGGAGGCTGTCTTCGGAACCCTCAGCATCGTACCGAACTGGATTAAGCAGGTAGTGCTTGATGGTGTGATCTTCTGGCTTTACGCTGATGCTACGAGAATGTTCAAAACCGACGGGGCAACCCATACGGAAATCACGCGAGCTGCAGGCAACTATACTGCTGGGACTGACCCCCAGTGGAACGGCTGCGTGCTGGGAGGCGTTCCAATTCTCAATAATACTGGTGGGACGAATTACCCGCAGAGCTGGAACACGGCTACGGGGAAAATGATAGATCTTCCGAACTGGCCAGTTAATTTCTATGCAAAGGTAATTCGTTCCTTTAAGCAGTATGCGATTGCACTCTATCTTACGGACACAGGTGTTACTCAGGCCTACTCATTGAGATGGAGTCAACCGGCTGACCCAGGTACAGTCCCAACCTCCTGGGATATTTCCGATGCAACTAAGGACTGCGGTCAGGTTCCCCTAAGTGAGACCTCGGATTTCTTAGTGGATTGTCTCCCTCTGGGAGATACCAATATTGTCTACAAAACAGATACGACCTGGGCGATGCAGTTTGTAGGTGGCCAGTCTATCTTTTCCTTCCGCAAGCTCTTCTCAGATGTGGGGATGCTTTCCCAGGACTGTGCTGCGATTATCCCCAGTGGTCATTTTGTTGTGACTAATGGTGACATCATTGTGCATAATGGTCAGACCTATCAGTCTGTCTCTACCAAGCGAGTCCGGCAGAAACTCTTCGGAACTCTCTCAGGGGCTTATGCAAAATATACCCATGTGGCGGTTAATACTCCCTTCAAGGAGGTCTGGGTTTTCTATGTTCAGGAGGGAGCTGCGATTCCGGTAATTAATTCCGTGCTGATTTGGAACTGGGAGAATCAGACCTGGACTGAACGGGAAGTTCCTGCAGCTTACTATGCTTCGGAAGGGAAATACTTCCCAGCGTCGGCCTCGAATACCTTTGATTCAGCTGTGGGGACATTCGACACTGACACAGATTACTTTAATCAGGGGGCGTACTCCAGCGCTAACTCCCGTTTGGTAATGGGCTCGGTTAGTTCCTCTGCTTGTTATTTAGCAGACCAGGGGATTTCCTTCGACGGAACCGACTATCAGATGATTCTGGAGCGAACCGGTCTGGGTATCGTAGGGAAGGATCGGCAGGGGAACTGGAAGGTAAACCAAGAGGCAGTCAAGTTCATTCGGAATATCTACCCGAAGATTACTGCGGCGGCAGATATCTCTGTGAGTATCTATATCGGTATGCAGCTGAAGCAGAATGATGTGGTGAGTTGGCAGGGGCCTTTCGCATTTGACCCTCAGGTCGACACAAAGATTGACTGTACCATTACGACTAAGCTGCTTTCGGTGCGCTTTGTCTTTGAGGGTGCAGGGCTGTGCCGCTTCCTCGGCTATGATATTGATATGGACGTAACTGCGAGGTATTAATCATGTCTGATAGATATACCCCCACGACACCGCCGACTGAGTATGACCCAAGTTGGCTGTCTCAGGAACTTTGGCGGCTGGCTGGTTCACTGGCGGAACTCCAGTTGGATAAAATCCTCTTCACTATAGTTCATGTAGCTCCAGCGCGACCCCGTGAGGGACTGGTGGTAAACGCTGACGGCACAAACTGGAACCCAGGAACTGGGGCAGGGCTGTACCAGTATCTAAGTGCTGCCTGGGTGAAGTTGTGATTCAGGGTCTTCGGGCTGAGTTCATCGACCAAGTGTGGCCACAGGTCTGGGCTGTACTTGCCCGAGCTTTCAAGTACAGTGATGGTGAATTCTCAGACGACGTGGTGTATAATGGGGTGAAAGCCAGAGATATGCAGGTTTGGCTTGATGTCTCGGAGGGCAAGATTATCGCGGCAGGGGTAACTCAGATTGCAGTCTGGCCTGAGAAGAAAGTCTGCATCATGTTAGGTTTTTCAGCGGATAGTCCTGAATTGATGCCGGAGTACCATAAGGTGATTGAGACCTGGGCGCTGGCACATGGAATCAAAACTATGATACTGTATGGTAGGCGAGGCTGGCTCAAACGGGCTAAGGATTTTGGGTATAATTTCATGCACACGGCTATGTCTAAAGAGCTTGGAGAATAATCATGGGCAGTAAAGGCGGAACAAGTACAGTTGAAAAAGCTGATCCCTGGGGTCCTGCCCAAGGTTACTTGAAAGGGCAGTCGGCTCGAGCAGCTACGGAGGGGAGCTGGGTTACAGATTCTTTCGGGCAACAGACCTATCGTCCAGGACAAGCTGCTCAGGGGGAGGTGCTTGGGGTAATGCCTGAGGCCTATAAAGCCTACCAAGCTGCCTCGGCGATTGGCCCCTACACCGGAGGGCTCTACGGAGGAATGGGGCCGACTGGTCAGCAAGCGCTCGATGTCACACGGAATCTCGCCGGAGGTGTGCAAGCTCAGGCCGCTCCGGTGACGCAATATGGGCAGGACTTGTTGGCTGGGAAGTATCTCAGCGCGGAGTCGAATCCGTATCTGCAGTCATATATGCAGGCTGCAATTAATCCGCTGCAGCAAAATCTCATGGAGCAGATTCTACCTGGACTTCGGTCTGGCGCAGTGGCTTCCGGCGGCTACGGTGGTTCGCGGCAGGGTATCGCTGAGGGGCAATCGGTCGGACGGTATCTGCAGCAGGCAGGCGATATCACCTCGCAGATGGCTGGGCAGGCATACGATGCTGAGCGAGGTCGTATGATGCAGGGCGGGGATATTGTTCAGCAGGGTATGGGACTGCAGGCAATGCAACCACAGATGCTGGCCCAGGTGGGGCAGGCGGAGCAGGCTGACCAGCAGGCGAAAATGGATGAGGCCCTGCAACTGTACCAGATGCAGATGCAGCAGCCCTATGCTGCGCTTGGCCCCTATGCTGATTTGATTATGGGTTCAGCAGGTCTTGGGGGTACAAGCTCAGGCACGAATACACCTGCGGCGAATCCACTTGGGGGAGCGGCAGGCGGAGCTATGATGGGGTATCAGCTGGGTGGCCCCTGGGGTGCTGCCGCTGGCGGTGTAGCTGGCGCCCTTCTGAGTTAATGAGGATAAGATAATGGCTGGATATTATGGTGATGCGTATGAGCAGGGGGGAGTTGCTGGAATGGCAGGCGCTCTCTGGCAGGCTCCCTATAGAGCTTTCAAACAGGGTGTGGTTGATCCTGTCTCGAATATTAACTGGGTAGCTCCTCAGCAACTGCCTGCGGATTACGGAGATCTTACGCGTCCGCAGCACAGTATCTGGGATGAGCTATTCGTGTATAACCCAGGCGGGGAAATACCTGCTAAGCAGCCGCAGGCTCCGCAGATGGTACCACAGATGCCGTCTCCTGCTGCGGCCTCAATCCCCGAGGCTTCCACAGATTTCACCTATAATATTCCTGGGAAAGAGCGGGTGGAACTTCCTGCACCTCCATCAGGGGATTGGCTTACCAAGGCTATCGAAGGGCTTAAAGCCCCGAGTAAGGCTGGAACTGATCGTGGGGCCTCACTTATGGAGGCTCTCGGTAAAGCCAAGTGGGATCAAAATGCCAGCGCGGGAACCAATCTCTTTAACATTGGGACTGCTTTCATGGCCGGTGGCGGCGCAGCGACTAAGGAAGAACTCGCCGCGACTAAAGACTATGAGGATGCCTTGCGGAAATTCAGCATGGAGAAGCTCTCACTGAAGTCTGGAGCGGAGCAGCAGACCTACCAGAATCAAACAGCCTATGCTAAAGCTCAGGCCGCGCTGAATGAGTCGATGTCCATGAAACCTCAGGTGGTCGGGGGTAATGTCATTTATGGAACTCCGAACGAGGATGGTTCCCAGGATATCCATGTTACGAAAATCTCCGATACTGCTGCGGAAACTAAAATGAAGATGCTGCAGCAGTTGAATCAGTTCAGCTCAGTGGATTTCATGGGCAGCGCTATGAACGGGGAGATGCCTCAGCAATATGCTGCGAAACTTACCCCGAAAATTTTGGAGCTGCAGCAAAGTATTATGCAGAAGATGGCTGGGACATTATCTATGATGGATGATGTGACTAAGCGGAAGACTTTGAACCTGATGGTGAACATTGCGCTGGCTGCTGACCCTGAGTATGGGCCGCTGGTCCGAGCTATGACTCCTGAAATGCAAAATATGGCTGCCTTTAAACAATCCCTGAAGTGAGACGATAATGGCCTGGACAGACGCTCAGATAGAACTGAATAAGCTGGAGCAGAAACAAACGGCAGCAGCTAAGCCTAGCGCTATGAGCTATGGTGAAGGGCTGATGTCCTCGGCAGGAGGGACACTCGGGGAAATGGTGGGGGTGGAGAAGCCTCCTCAGACTCAGAAGTGGGAGGCAGAGCATCCCTATGCTGCCTTCGGAACTGAGTTGGCTACCTGGGCTGTACCTCTGGGGCTCTGGGGTAAGGTCAGCGGGAAGGTAATCAGGGCGGGAACGAAAGCCCTGGAGAAGACATCCCCAAAAATTGCTAAGACTATCGACGGGATAATGGCTGGGGAGAAACTTCTCGAGTCACCCTTTAAGGCAGGCCTGGCTCGGGAAATGGTACGCTTCGCTCCCTTTGAAGCGGGGAGGGTTGCTGCTGGAGCCGCCTTCGGGGAAGCCTTGGCTGAGCAGACTGGTGGCCGCTATATCGGTACGGGACAACTGGCGCAGGAAGCTCTAGTCGAAACAGCTCTGTTCGGTATCGGTGCCGGTGGCTTCGAGAAGTTTGCTAGTGCAGGAAAGAAGACTCTGGGGAAACTCTACCCAGGGGCTGACCTGAGTGCGGCTCCGCAGATTCAGTTACGGCAGATGGCTAAGAGTATCGAGGACGGTAAAGTCTTTGACCCTCAGGAAGCTATGGCGCGTATGCGTGAACACGCGAGGGATATTCGTGCAGCGTACCCTGAGAAGGGTAAATATGTGACCGATATGGAGTTCGGTTACGGACGTACTATGAAGACTATTTCGCGAGAGCTTAATCGACTGCTGAAGCCTAAGCGAACTGAGGGAATCAACCGACTGTCATTCGGGCAATCTGTCACAGGGAATACTTTTCGGAACCAGATTGAACGGAGTGAGATTGAACGTCGAGCTGGGCTCTTCGATGGCTATGAAGCCTATGTGCAGCACCCGAGGTATATCCAGGCGCTGACCAGAGAGAATGTCCGGCACACTGACAAGATGCTGCAGCGGAACATGCAGGGACTGGATACCGGAAACGGCTGGTTCTTTAATAAGGACAAAGCTGATGGACTGTTCCTGATGGGACGGAAACTCGGGAAAGGTGAGTGGGTTCTCTTCAAGACTGATTCGCCAGGAAAGTTTGTACCTGAGTATGGGAAGTACGTGGAGCAGATGCAGAAGCGTATGGGAGTATTCGGCGGCCCTCCGAAGTATACCAAGCTCACCGATGAAGGTGCTGACATCTATAATCTGGCGCACAGTATGAACGAGACTATACCTGCTATGGATATGCGTGGGACAGATCTGCGTCGTGGCGGCATGGCCAAGGTAGTTGGGGCTATGGCTGAACGCTCAGGCGTTTCGGGGCAACTGGAGAAGGGAGGGGAGGCCTTCCAGGGACTGGCTAATTTCACCTCGAAGTATTTTGCACCGACGATGATGCAGAGTAAGCACCCGATGTTCAACAAGGTTTTTGGTATCGCCAAGGCTACAATGGATGCGGCGGATGGAGTGGCTGAGGCTATCTTCATGGGGAAGCGTGGACTGAAGGCAGAGTCCGGTTCCCTTTGGCGGGAGATTATCGGCGGGGCTGTAAGTAAGGGCGGCGATGACGGACTGCAGGGAATGATTGGTAGACTGCATAAGAATCCTGGTCAATGGGAAGCGGTCTGGAAAACGGTCAACACACAGTCAGGGATTGAGCGGGGGATTAAAGAGTTCGGGCTGGAGAAGGAGGGGATTGCTTTCCTGAGGAAACTTGAGGAGCTGGATAAGTGGCAGGTCTCAGGACTGAACGCGGTTCAATCAGCGGCTGGGGAGAGTTTGCTCCGAGCTAAAGAAAATCACTTTATGATTTCCAGAACCTGGAATGGGGACTGGCGTGTACCTGTCAAGTCTGGTAAGAAGGTGATTGGTTATGCCAGTGGGAAGAATCGGGCTGGCGCTCTCCAGGAGGCTGATGAGATTATAGCAGAGGCAGCAAAGGCTGGGGAACGGCTTACCAAAGACGGGCCTAGTATGGTGGGGGAACTGCAACAGGACTTGATTAACCTGAGGAACATCAGTGAGGAAGGAGCTCATGCTTTCGGTCACTTCAAAGACGTAGCATGGTTGGCTAAGAATGCTCCCAAGCGCGCAACTGAACGCCGCACGGGAGCCATAGGCTATGTCGGCGGGGTTCGTCCCTGGACTAAGGAGGAACTCGAGAAGATTATCTTTAAGCAACTGCAGGATTATCAGAAACTTCAGGCGAAAATTTCCATAGACACAATCTTTAAGAACGACCTGGATAAACTCGCGATGTCTGACCCAGGCACCTATGAGCAGTTGATGAACCGACTGAATCAGATAAATGGTGTGCAGGGGAAGATCAGTCGAGCTATCAACGAGGCTTCTGATGTAGTCTTCGGCTCAACCTTAGGGAAGAATTCTGCCTCGAAGATAGTAGCTGCGACGAACAAGTTTATGTTTCGCTGGACACTGGGTTTTGCCAACGTAGGCTATAACATGGCGAACATGCTAACCTTTGTGCAGACAGCTTATCCTCAGATTGCTTTTCTCACTACGGCAGCGCCGGAAGCTATCTCCAGGTATTATACCTATTGGCCTGTCGCAGGGACTAAGCATGTAGATGGTCTGGGCGTTCTGGATATCTTCAAGTTGACCAAGCAGAGTTTCAAGGCGCTGGGAAATCCTGACCCGCTACTGCGGAAACACTTTGAGAGGGGCGCGATGGAAGGTGTCTGGGACCCCCGCTTCGTTGAGGAGTATGTTGGGAAGACAGCTACTCAGACAAAGTTCGGAAGTGTCTTACGCGGGGAGGAACCTTTCTCAGAATGGTTCGGCTCGATTGCGGATGCCCTGCCGAGTGCCTCGGAGAAGTTTGCTCGGGCACAGGCGTTCTCTATGGGACACACGCTCTTCAGGGATGTCTTCAGGGTTACAGATGAGGAGATGCTGTATCAGATGACGAAACAGTTTGTCGAGAAGACTCAGTTCATGTATGGGACTGCCGACAGGGCGAACATTATCACAGGCCCGATGGGTAGCGCGGCAGGTCTCTTTAAGAACTGGGTTATGCACTACATCGGCTGGATGAGTGAATATACGGGTGAAGCCGTTATGCGGGGGAATTGGAAGCCCTTGCTGTATCAGATGGGGGGAACCGGAGCCATTGGGGGGCTTGGCGCGTTGCCCTTGTATGGGGCGGCTGACAGCGTGAGTAAGTGGCTCAGTGATGAAAGCCTTATGCAACACACGTATAATCAATTTGGGGCCGGTAGCGATGGCTTGGGGTCGGTCAGCGATTCGGTCTTTTATGGGCTTCCTGCGATGGCGGGCTTTTCCCTTCAGAACCAAGTGAGCGCTCCTGGTGTGGACTTCGGGCAGGATGCAGCGCGGCTCTTCAGCTTGGCCTATCTTGACCGTATGAAGTACGCGGGGCAGGCCTTCGGTAGCGCCGTGGACTATTGGGGGGCGACAGGTCAAAATCCCGTACAAGATCAGGGGACGCGGGATAAGATGATGCGGGCGTTTGCTCCGAAGATGCTCTATCGAACAAGTCAGAGCCTGCAAGAGAATGCCTTGAAGAGTCTGGGGACAGGTTACAAGGTCACGGAGCTGGATACGATGGGGCGGATATTGTATGCTGCGGGGGTCAATCCACTGACTGTCGAGCGGACATATGCTACCAGTCAGGAGCTGTGGGCTGACCAAGAGAAACGCTTCGCTAAGGTGAAGAACTACGGGACGCAGTGGGCACAGATGGCAGCGGCTGGAGACGGTAAGGCAATTACTAATCTGATTAACCGTGCGGTTTTGGAGGGGGTGGATGTCAGCTCTATGATTAAGAGTGGGAAGGTACGGCTGGCGAAGGGCAAGGAAGATATGATTGAAAGGAACTTTAGCCCTGAGTCGATATTCCCTTATCGTCAGGCTGGGATTGTTAAGTAGGTTCAGAAGCGCTCTTCACCCGAACCTGCGGTATGAACTTTTCCCGTGGAAAAGTCAACCCCGGAGGTTTCTTCTTTATAATCTAACAACCTACTAAGCTGCTCATTCATCATGTTGAGCAGTTCCGCTAGGGTAGCTGCCTCCGTTGCTCCCGAAATAGGTTTGCTCTCTTTGTCTCCTGGGATGGCGTTGACCCCTGCGAGATGGTAAAGCTGTCCCTCAGCTCTGTCGAGTAGGGTTGTGGTGTTACCTGTGAGGATTATGAAGCGCATAAGTTTGGTCTCCTATTCAACTGCATTGAGTGCCTGCGGCACATAGTATTTTTCTTTCCCAGGAAGATTTAACCCCGCGAATTCCCCAGCTTCCTTGATGATTGCCGAGCGCACCATCGTCTCGACGAGATACGAAATTTGATTGGCGGGGACTTTCGTGGCGAGATAGTGGATGAGCTTGTGCTCAGGGATGGGCTTCTGAGTTTTATTGTGGAGCCTGACGATGAAGTGGAAAGCCTCCTCGATTTCACTCGCGTTGCCCCCTGAGGATATTTCTTTGAAGATCTCGGGCATCGCTTGTTCGGCATCCAAGAGTGTTTCTTTAGCATCGTTAAAGTCCTCAATGGTGATTATCATATCAGAGCTGCGGGAGATCGAGTAGACCATCGACAGCTTGATGAGGTGCATGATTCGTCGAGCATTGTAGTGGATGAGCTTTGTGTGTACAGGGCGATCATTGTCAGACTCAATAGCGTGCCATTGCTCCAGCGCGGCGATTGTCTCTTGGTCAAGGTAGAATTCCCCCTTCAGTTGAGTTATCTTCAGCATATCGTCTGCGAGGGACTTCTGCAATTTCGGACTGAACTTGTTGCTTCCGAACAGACTCCGCTTGGTCGGGGTTCCCCAGTAGATCATTACAATACGCGAGGTGAAGCCCATGCCGTAGGCTTCCTCAGGGAATAGACTCCCCAGGTACTTTGGCTGGGTTCCCGCTATGATATGGATATGGGGATTCTCAATCTTCAATATATCACCCTTAGACCTGCTACGTTCCGCGAATACCTTTCCACAGTTATATAGATCATTCAGGGTACTCAAGAAGGCTAGGTCATGGCTGGGAATCAGCACACCAAGTTCAGGGACAGACACGAGTATGGAATGATAGTTCACGAATCTCCCCTTGTCGTCGATGTACTGCTGTTGCACATGGCTATCAGCCAGGTGGTCAACCAGCCCCTTATGAGTCATGGCTGCAGGAGCTATGTTGAGCTTCTGTGTCGCGGCCCATAAATCCCTCGCAGGGTTAATCGCGAAGTCTTTACCTACTCCAGGAGGAGCAACCAGCAAGACAAACATATTCGGGTAAAGTTCTCCCGCACCTGTCTTCACCCAGCACCGCCGTTCAAGCGCACCTGCTATCGCACTGATTGCCGCCCACTTCCTGAAGCGTTCAGGACTAGGAAGATTCTCTGTGTACTCAAGAAAACTTGTAATCCAGCAGGGATGCTTTCGGGTTTCCAGTTCTTTTGCGGTCGTCACCATGCTCTTTGTTCCAATTTTTTATGCCATCTGGATTTGATAGGGGATCATAGTGTTTCCAGTTCCAGCCTACCTGCGCTTCATTAGGGATAACCATGACTTTACCGTGAATAGGTATATCCACACGGAGAAGCTCACTGGTGGAGGCTATTGCTTCTGCCTCAATTTCTTCTGCATACTGAAAGAGAATGGCATCGTGGACTTGTCCCAGGATTTGCACCTGAGGCCAACCATGTTTCCAGACCCGCCAGAGTCCGAGGTTAAGTGAGTCACCGATTGTTGCCTGAGGCTCGAAAGCAATCGCCTCACGAGTTGTCGAATCGTCAGTGCGGCGGCCGAAGAAGATGCGCTTGCGTTGGAGTGGTGTGGTGATTGCTCCCTCAAGTTGCACCCTTGAGATAATGTTCTTGTGCCACTCTGGGATACCTGGGAAGGCTTGGAAATAATCTTCCTGGAATTCTTCCATGACACCTGTCTCGACCTTGAGGTGCTTCGCCATTGTGAAGGCTTGACCGTAATAGTTTGTGCCGTGTCCGCCTCGCTTGGCCATATCTCTGTAGGTAAAGTGCATGTAAAAAACTTGTCCGGCGATTGCATTCTTATCATGCTTGAGCACTCCAGTCCAGGGTAACTTACGCCACACCATGCGGCATACAGTGGTGTGAAGGTCGCCCCCCTCACAGGCCTCGATGTAGGCTTCGTCTTTGGAGAGGTAGGCAACGCCACGGGACTCAGCTTGTTCCAAGTCCATGTAACACATCTTCTTGCCTGGGTCGGAAGTGAATATATCCCGCAGGGCTTCGGTGAGATTTTGAAAGTTCATCCCTCCGCCGAACGCATTTTTATTCGATGACCAGCGGCCCGTTTCTGTTCCAGCAACATTATATGATACACGCATCTTACCATCGCTGTCAACCCCACTGCGAAGAGTTGCCACCTTCTTCTTGTACTCCTTGATGGCGAGGATGAGATTGATGAAGGGTCGAGCATAGAAGTACATGGAAAGTTTCTCCATAGCTGCGCGGGAGGTATCCGGCCCTACCTTACCAGTCTGCTTATTGCGTGCGGTAACCAACGGGAGCTTCATGTGATTGTAGAAGAAATCCGCAACCTGCTTAGGAGAGTTCGGGTTCAGTGTCCGCCCCCAAGCCGCCTCCGAGAATTGATTGAGAATATGCTCGAGCTTGTCTATCTTCTGCAGGAATTCCTGGATGTGCTGCATCTTGGCTAGGGGATCGACCTGTACCCCTCGGAGCATAAGTTCAAGGGCGGGTGCTTGCAGGCCCCGCTCGAAATTGTAGATGACCTGGGACTCAGGCTGTAGATGCTTCATCATCTCCTGTTTGATTTCGTATGTGAGCACACAGTCAAGCCCGTTGTATACCCAGAGGAGTTCGGATGGGGAAGCTGTGGCTCGGTCGAAGGTGGCTGTCTGGATTATCTGGGCCATTTGAATTCCTGGAAAGAGATTGGGAGTTGAATAGCAGCTGCATATTCTGCTTCTCCTTTAAGACCTACAGACTCTTGCCAGCCATCCAATTGAAGAATGACCAACTCAGTGGCTACGTCCAGCATACCTTGATTGTAGTGTTGCCAGAACTCAAAGGCATGAGGCATGTCGTGGCGGAGGGCAAGCTCATGGCAGTGAACAATAGGGGAATAGACTATCAGCCCGTGCTTGAGCATGGTTGCACAATGAGCTTCTACCATCGTGTGTCGCATCTCCATTACAGATTTGCTTGGGGAGGAATATGGGGAGGCTAGGTAAATCATATCAGTCGTCCTTCTTAACAGTGTATTGTTCTTTAGTCTTGTGGTGGTGCATACCTTTCCAGCTGGCCTCGTTGGTAAATATCGAACCGAGGAAGCCGAGACCTTTAGGTAGCTCGGAGTAAATTGAGTGCATCATAATCATAGTGTCCTCGAGGTAGTTCCATACGGGGATGCCCATTATTCTCCAGAGATACTGGATGTCATAGAGTCCATTCTGGCCTATCTTGGGAATCGAATTGGCACAGACTTTACGGATGAATTCCCACACGAGAAGTTCCTCGGCGTGTGTCCAGTAGGAAAAGCCAGGCTTCTCTTTGTCTGTGATGGGGATGACCAGGGCTACCTCGGAATTAACTGCGAATCCGATACAGGTTATTTGGCCGGACTCGGTCTCGATATCGAAGGAGAGTTCCTTCGCCTCCTTGATGTACCGCTCGTGGAAGATCTCCAGGTCAGCCAAGTCAGGCCGTATCCAGATCTCTCGTAGGGGACGGACTATCTCAGGGAACTGGGATTCCTTCTTAGCCTTGATGAAGTCCATGATGCAGATGGCTCGGTTCTGCCACTGCTTGAACACAATGGCAGGGTGAAAGGTGGGGAGAACTTTCAGGCCAGGTACTAGAGTAGATTCAGCTATGGTGCCTCGGATGGAGGTAATCTTGGGATTCTGTAGGAGAGCCCAGCAAGCTACATTACCGAGAGCGATGACCAGGTTTGGTTGAATAGACTCAAGTTCGGTGCGTAGTTCACTAAGCTCAAACAGAAACTCAGGCCGAACATAGTTGCCCATTGAAATACCTGGGAGGGCGTAGGACTTCCCGCCGACCTCGGCTTTCTTTCCACAGAAGGCTTCGATTTTATCATGAGCTGGCCTCGTTTTGAATACAGTGGTGAGGTAACAATCGGCGCGGGGGATACCTGCGTCGGCCAGGATGCGAGTCAGCTCCTGCCCTCCCTTGGACATGAAGGGGGAGCCGACGAGTTCATCCTGCTGGTGGGGGTAGTCTCCTACAATGGCGATGCGAGCAGTGGTCGGGCCGCTCGGCTTGATACGCTTAGGGGCTGAGGGAAGCACCTCAGATCTCCTCAGCCATAGCTGCCAGGGTACGGGCGCGATTCAATTCCGTCACCGCGTTCTCACGGTTGGTCGGGTCGAGTTCCAGCCCGAGGACATACTGTGCCCCAAGGGATTCGGCTGCACGCAGGGAGGTGCCGGAACCGCAGGTCAGGTCGAGCATGGAGATATATTCGTCTACGAACATACGGAAGAAGTGGCGAAGCATAGGCTCAGGCTTCATCGACAGGTGCTCCTTGGTTCCGGTCGGGGCTGCATAGCTGAGCGCAATGGGGGAGACAATCTTACGGTCTCCCCGAGATAAACACAGGGCGAACTCCATAGTCCTGCGACCGTAGCGGTTCGGGTCTGGAAGCAGTCCCTTGTTATCGCTCTTGTGCCAGACCATTGGCCAAGCCTGTACGTCCCAGTCTGGCATACGCAGGGCGAAGAATTCCCGTACCTCACGGTCGTAGTTGTAGGAATACCAGAACATGATATGGGAACTGTGCGCGAGGATTTTATTCGCATGGGTAGCAAGGGCATCGCAAAGCTGCCAGAAGATCTCAGGGGAATCAGCATAGGCTCCGTGTGCTTCACTGTTTCCTTGGTCTGAGTTCTGATGGTTGATACCGTAGGGGAAATCGCAGTGGAGGAAGTTGAACTTGGTGCCGGAATAATTGGACATCCACTCGATACAATCGGCGTTGAGAATGGACTGAGTTGCAGGCAGGAAGGTAGAGGTGGGGGAGGCGGGCGGTTGTTCTTCGAGGCCAGCTGTGACTCGAGCTTCCATTTCCTCCATGTCTATCTCATGAAGCTCAGGCTTAGGCTTGTGGCCTACCTCCGTCATCAGGTTCATCTCGTTGGCAATCGCACGGTCGTTCTGACGATTGACAATGTTGAGTGCGGCGGAGACTCCGGTGCAGGCCTGAATCTTCGGATTGCCTGAGAGAAGTTCCGCTGCAATCTGCAGCCGTTTGGAAACATAGGCGGAACTGAGTCCGAGAGAATTGGCTGTGGCTGTACCTGTCCAGTCTGATTCGCAATCCATTTGGGCGTTGTGATACTCACGGATTGCTAAAGCTTCCTCCTGCCAAGTCAGGTCGCTCCGCTTGATGTTCTCCTCAAGTTCAATCGCCTTGAGTTCCTCAGCGGAAACATTCACAGCGTAGCGGGCGGGGATCACTGTCCATTCTTTGTAGCTGGGGAAGTCACAGGCCACCCCGTTGTCGCGGTTGTACTTAAAGGCGGCTGTTCGGTGGGCACCTACTACCAGTCGGTCGGTTCCTTTCTCCAGGACGATTGCATGGATGAGGGAACGCGCCGCGATGGTACGTGCCAGCTCGATTACCTTGTCGGAGTTCAGCCCTCGTTGGCGATCATCCTGATGGATGTTGATTTCCTCGAGGTTCTTTAGAACGAGTTTGTTTTCAATCATTGTGTGGCTCCTTGGTTAGTTCGATTAACATTACGCTGGATTCTCGGTTGCCACGCTACCGCCAGTGCCGTGGCCATCACCACTAAAGGTCAAGTGCAACCTTGGCTTACGACTTATTCACAGTCTCGGGACTGCCTCCATAGGAAGGAATTCAAACCTACAAAGCGTTGACCTGACTGCATGGCGAATCGTCGCGCTGAAATTGGTGAGAACCCAGCGTGATGTTAATTGATGTAGAAAAAAATCCCCGACAGGGAAAGGTGGAATCCTGTCGGGGATAAAAGGTTTACTCTACAGCAGAGGTCTGGTCGATATTCGCGTACATATCGGTTCCATTCGGCGCTGACTGTTGCTTGACATAACCGTTGAACATCTGGCCGGTGGTCTCAGGGATACACTCAGCAATGGTACGTCCGGTGATGTCGATTTGACAATGCTCGAGGAAATCCTTGAGACGGAACAGAGAATCCTCGGTCAGGTAGTAGGTGACCTTCATCTTACGGTCTTGCCAGTTCTTAACCTCGGAGAGAAGCTCCTCGTCCACGTCATCTTGGGCGACACGGGGATGAGTATTGAACTGAACGAAGGGTGTACCTTTCTGAGCTGAGGTACCAAACTCATGGTCGATGATGACGAATGAGTAGGTGCCCATAGGCATGACCTTGGGTTTCTCAACGGTATCCAGTTTGGTACCGAGAAGGGCTTCGAAGTTTACTGCAGGGTTTGCTTGTGACATGGTAGTGCTCCAGTTGTGGTTGTGGTTGGGTTAGCGGGTGATTGTTTGTGGTTCACGATAACGCTGTTCAAAGGAATAGGAACCGTCTGCGCTAAGGTGTAATGTGAGACCTCCCGCTGGAAACAGCTTACGAAGGTCGGCGATGATGTCCTCAAGAGCTGGTTTGGTTACAGGTGGCTTAGTATTACGTTGCATTGGATGTACCTCTTAGTGCTTGTTGGTTAGGCTTTCGCCGCTTTGAAAAAATCTGCCAAGCCGGTCTCGAGTGGAAGCTCAGCGGGGAGCTTGTTCGGTGCGGTGGCAGTCTTGAGGTCAAGGGAACCGTCAGGCACCGTGCGGATTTTCCGCTTGGCACTTGCGCCAGCCCCGATTACCTTAGCCTGAAGCACGGTGTTGAAGTACCGTGGGATTTTCGGGCTGAGTGCTTTCCCTATTGAGCTGGGGTAGCCTTTGTTTACACCCGCCTCGGTCTCGATGTAGCTGATGTGCGAGGTGATGATGACGTGACAACCTATGGCATCGGAATATAACATACCCAGGGTGTTCTCGATGAGCTTCATTGACTCGCCGTAGGTTTGGCGCGGGTCTTTGAAGTTGTTCACGAAATCTACATAGCGGAAGACTGCATTAGACATGAAGGTGAGGGAGTCCACGATGAGGATGGTCTTCTTATCCCAGGCTGAGACAGGCCCTAGATCCTCGTCGTCGGTCTTCCAGTTGGTCAGGAGCTTCATCGCTTTCGAGTAGGCTTTGGGCTGTCCGTCCGGCATGAGGATACCGTTGACGGCCTTGAGCTTATCCGTGCAGGTCTCGTAGGTTACGCGGGAGAGTAGCTCGGCGGCGTTGGGTTCCTCAGAGAGGATGCTGGTGAGGATATCGAGTCCATTGTCGAAATCGAGAATGACTAGGTTGTAGCCTGCCTTCACGAGGGAGACAAGTGCGCCGGTTTTGCCTGTCCCTGAGTCTCCGATGAAGAGCATCTTGATTGGCTTGGTCTCAGAGTGCGTGGTTAGTTTTGGCATGAGGGGTTCCTTAGAGTTTGCCTGCGTTACGCAGGGCAATGATAAGGTAGCGGTCGGTATCCGCCTGCTTCGCGTACCAGCTGGCCCAACCACGGTCTACGTTAGAAATTGGCTCCCCTTTGAACTTACCAAAGGACATGCTTGAGGGGATACGTGCGAGCTCAGAAGCCTCATAAAGGGCGGCCAGCGTTCTGACACCGAGCCCGGCGATGATGTGCTCGAGGATGGTGGAACAGAAACCTACATCAGCGAGGGCTGAGTGAGCACCTCGGAGAGCTGCACGAGTTTCCAAGGTCGCCCCTTCGAGGTAGTACATCAAGGCAGTCTGGGAATGGGAATCACACTCAGGCCAGAGGACACGAGCCATTGGCAGGGTGTCGATGCGTTTGCCTTGCATTAGGCCGAGAGCCTTGCAATCGTAGTCGATGTTGTGTCCGATGAGGTAATCTACAGCGGGCACCAGACTTGG